CTATCCCCGCCTTGGTCGTAAGGCTCAGCGTCGTGTTCATCATGCCATCTGGCCCCGGCACACTGCCCGGTACGACGCGCAGGTTGTCCCCGCTGTTGCCGATCAGTCCGAAGCGCTTCAGCCTGTCAGCGATCAAGTGCGGATTGTTCTCAGGGTCCAGCACCAAGGCGCGTGGCGTGCTTTGGATTTGCCACGGACCAACAAAGCTGCCCAGCTTAGTCGGGTCGCATGCTGCCTTGAGCAGCATCATCAGCAGCTCGGACTTACCGCTGCCCGAGTACCCGGCAACCATCGTCGCCTTGCCCGGTTCGAGTATTGTCTCGACGAATGCTGGCTTGCGAGGGGGCAGACTGTCGATGAAGCGCTCGGATGTTGCGTCCGACAAATAGCCAACCAGTGGCTTAGGCGGTTCTTCTTCTTCCTGCTGGCCACCGTGCAAGTCGGGATGGTTCTGCACGTCGGCTCGCCACAGGCTGTCGACGATGATCTCTGTCTGTTTGCCTGCGTACTTTTCATGGTCCCAATAGATGGCGCCCAGCCGCTTGGCCTCGTCCAGCACCCACTCTTTGTCGCGGCGTTCGTGGATCAGCTGGCCGACGACCAGCTTCATGGTTTCGTTGCGCTCGCCTTTGGTGACCTGCTGGCCTTGGCACTTGGCCATGATCCATTCTTCGGCTGTCTGGCCTTTGACCGCGTATTCCGTCAGGTCGAGGTCGCTAAACGTTGGCCCGTCGTCGCTAGGGGTGGGGGCGGTCATCCCCGGAAAAGGGGGCAGCTCGTCGATGGAGCTGCGGCTTAACCATTTCAACCCGGTGCTGGGTGGTACGCGCACTAAGCCGCCATCGCCCCTGATGTCCAGCCCAGCGACCCCCTTAGACGCAGCGTTGCGCACTTCGCCAGTGTGCCGGAACCAGTAATGCCAGCCCTTGGTCGTCTGAACGACCATTGGGGTGTCGGTGAGGCCAATGCTAGCAGCATAGTCCCGCGCTTCAGCTGTATCGCAATCGATCACGACCACGCCAGACAGGCTGCCAGTGATGACGCCGATGTCGAGTAGCACAGGCTTGGGCCAATGCCGCCTTGCCTTATAACTGGTACTCAGCCACGGGCGCCCAGTGTGAACGCCGCCCTCGTCTCGCAGCCACTCGGGTGGCTCCGGGCTTTGAAAGTAGTCCGCAATATCAAGTAGATCGTCTTCAGTCTGGCGTACTGTCTGCCAGAACTGCCACTGGTGGGCTGGGATTTTCGCGCCCTTGGTAAGAGCTAGTACCTGCAACCCCTCCTCGTGCAGCTCCAGTGCGACGTCAATCCAGTTCTCCATGTGTATCGTACTCCTCGATATAATCCTTCGGGTCCAACCCTGCAGCCTTGCAAATCCTGACAAGGTCCGCGATCCGCATGTCCCGTGATCGGCGCCAGTGGTAGGTGGCCGTCCTAGACCGTCCCGCCAACGCTGCGAGCTGGGGCATTCCCCCGACCGCTTTCACTAACTTGTCGAATGCGAGCATTTTTTCCTTGCCTTCTTATTTTTTCTGCTGGATAAAGTGTAGCGTTTTTTGACACCTACCGCGAGAGGACGCAAGCGAAAATGTCATTACCGATAAGATCAACGTCGAGCATCGCGCTCGATGAACCTAGCAAAAGCTTGCTCGTAGCTCATCAGGGCTGGGGCAAGACTTACACGGCCCGTTACTTTGCAGAGGCCTACGGCAAGGGCATCATCTTCAGTGGCGAGGCAGGCCTAAAAAGCCTGCAAGACGTCGAGATTGATTACGTGCCGTTTACGGGCTGGGAGCACGCGGAAGGCGACGGCGTCGCGTTCAAAGACCTGCTCAAGATGATGCGCAGTCCCGAGTTCAGGAAGGCGGGGTACAAATGGATTATGGTCGACAGCTTGACCGAGCTGTCTGACATAATCTTCCGCCACTACGACAAGCTGTACGGCGATGCCAACGGCTTCAAGGTCTGGGCCGACTACGGCAAGGCCATCGAAGGCACGTTGCGGATGATCCGCGACCAGAACCTTTTCCACGTCGTTGTCACCTGTCTCGCTAAAGAGGAGGCGGACAACAACGGCGTAAATCATTACTGGCCCCAAGTGCAGGGCAGCAAGCAGGGCAAGAAAATCCCGGCCATCTTCGACAACGTATTCTGCGGGGCCAAAATCCCCGTCAAGTCGAGCGACGGGCCACCCACCATCCAACGGGTTATCTACACCGACGAAGTGAACGGCTGGCACGGCAAGGTCCGTGACCCTTACGGCGCCGCACGCCCCGTCGAGGAGACGGCCAACATCGTTGAAATCATCAAGCGTATTCAAACCGGAGAAGTAAAGAAATGAGCTTTACCTTTGCAGACCTAGACCTGTCAGACATCAGCGAAAGCAGCTCGCTTGGCATCGGCGTCCACGTTGTCGAAATCACGGACGCAAAGTTTGGCCCCCGGAACCAAGGCGAACGGCCTGTCGTTGAGCTGGAGCTGAACGCCTCTGGCGCTATCTTCACGGACACGCTTCGCGTTTACAGCGAAAGCGAAGCCGGGGCACGCATCAGCCGACAGCGGCTGAAGCAATACCTTGTGGCCATTGACCACGACGACCCTAACACACCGGGTGACATCAACTCGATGAAGGGCAAGCGATGCAAGGTGAAGATCGAACCGGGTAAGGCCTTCGTGCGCGACGACGGTAGCACTGGCAACTACAAGAACGTCACGGCTGTCTTTAAGCCTGACGCAGAGGTCAGTGACGTGGTGAAGCCAGCGGCTCAGCCAGCCTTGGCCATCAGCTCTACATCCACATTTGACGACGACATTCCGTTCTAAGTCATGTCAGAGATCGCCGAGACCATACTCACCGCCATCGACGAAGGCTTTGTTGGCAGACGCAAGTCGAAGCCACGCGCCTACATTGGTGGGTCAAACATCGGCGGCCCGTGTGAAGCCGCGCTATCCTTCTCTCTCCGTGGCTTCCCAGACGATGAGCCTCCCCCTAAGACGCAGCGCGTTTTTGCTTTGGGCCATGCGCTCGAAGACCTCATCGTCTCTGATCTCAAGCAGTCGGGGATCACTGTCATCGACCGTGACCCCGAAACGAACTGGCAGTTCGCGTACCAAAAATACGGCGGCCACATTCGTGGTAACGCCGACGGCCAGATTGAGGTGGCCAATGGCGAACTGGCACTGCTTGAGATCAAAACCATGAACGCTGCCAAATGGCGTGCGTTCGTGAAGAAGGGGGTGGCCGAGAGCCACCCCCAATACTTGGCACAGATGCAGACCTACATGGGGCTGGGCGGCTTTGAGAAGGCGGTCCTCCTCGCGTACAACAAAGATACGTCTGAGCTTCACGCCGAAGTCGTTGAGTTCGACGAGCTGGAGTACCATGCCCTGATGGCAAAAGCCGAACGGGTCATGGGTGGCTACGCGCCTAGATGCTCCGACAACGAAGACGACTTTCGGTGTAGGTTTTGTTTCAAACGGGGTGCGTGCCGCGAAGGCAAGTTGCCAGAAAAAAACTGTGCAACTTGCCTTCATTCTATCGCCCAAGATGATGGACGCTGGTACTGCAAATTAAAATCCGAAACAGCACAGGAGCTTTGTGGTGACTATTCAGTTTGGGAGCCAAGTGCTGACTGAGGAAGACCTCATCGAGCACCCGCACCACTACGCCAAAAACGAAATCGAGCCGATCACGTTCATCATGGGCAACGACCCCGATGGCATGTACGCCCGTGGCGCAGTAATCAAATACGTCAGCCGCGCTGGCCAGAAGTCATACGACGGGATGACAGCAAAACAGTCGGAGATCGCCGACTGGAAAAAGGCCATGCGGTACTGCGAGATGCGCATCCGACAGCTTGAAGGCAAGCCCGTCGTCTAGTAGTCGCACAGCTGCTGGTGCAACAGGTTATGTTCCAGCACCTGTCTCTTTGTTTCCATCGTGTCGCCTACGGCTGGATAGATGTAGCCGTAAACCTCGCATGCGTCACTGACGGAACCAGCCGCCCTTCCGCAACCGTTCGTCAACATCAGCGTCGCTGCTAGTGCGAACGCTGCGCTCAATGTCTTGCGCATGGCGTTTGATGGCCTCCAGTTTTTGTTTGGCTCGCTTGTCTTGGTGGCGTTTGCTGTCTCGGCGGCCAGCCAGATAAACGAGAAGACCGAAGGCCGCCGCTACTGCGGCTGCGCCTCCGGCGATAAGTTGTTGGATCAGCATTATGTCCATTAGAAATCCGTCGTTCCGTAAGTTGTGCGCTTGAATGGCCCACCGCCTACACCGCTAGACTTGCCTTCTGGCTGTCTTGCGAGATTGACTGCTCCCTCACGGAAGGCGCGGTTGCCACCCAGCACTGGTACTCGGCTGACTACTTCGCGAACGCCCTGACGCTGGACGCCAGCGCTGCCTTCGCCAGTCGCAGCTTCTTTGGCTACGTTCATGGCGGCGGAGCCGACGTTAAACAGGTCGCCGAAGATCATGCCGTAGGTTGGGCCAAGCACAGCTTCCGCCATGCGTTGCTGGCCAAATGCTCCATTGTCTGACTGCTGAACTGCATCGTGTAGCAGGTCGCCAAAAAGGCCAAGGCCGCCAGCTGTCATGAAGGCGGTCAGATACCACCCAGCCATGGCATCGACGTCCTCGTCAGCCCAATCTGTCTTTATGAACGGCAGGTCGCTTAGCCGCCGTTCTTGGCT